CTTGGGCGGCCCGTTGTAAGCCGTCAACCTTACCTCGTTGTCAGGGCCGATAAGGATAGCGCCAACCTGTGTGTCGTCCTTGGACTTGGTGGCGATCAGCTCCGCCAGGGCCATGAAGTATCGTGTCCATGTGGGTGTTTCTTTATCGGGCATCATCTATCCCCTTGGGAGTGGTTTGTAGATTATTCGGAACTCTTCGTCGGTCAAAACCAGCGGGCCGTTGTCATCGTTTACGATCCAGTCGCCGCTGCGCGTGTCGCCCATCAGGCTTGAGATGTTCAGTTCTCTCAGGAAGAAGATCAACCCATCAGTGGGTCGCTGCCCCCCTTGAGGCAGGCGGTAGGCTTCGACCGCGCCAGGGTTGCGGGGTGTGAAGTACGGCATCACACAGACCCCTTTATCTCTACGCAATAACTGCCCAGGAATTTCAGCTTTCCTGCTGCGAGCAGCAGTTTGTTACCGACAGCCCGGTTGGCCTCACACAACGCCCATGATGGGTAGACGAAGAACGGCGTCATGGGCTTAAGGCCTACCGGCGTCATTATCAGCAAAATAATCACGAAGATTGCTGAGGTCATTTCTGTTTCCCTTCAGCCTTGGGGATGGCGTCGAGCATATCCCGGCCTAAGAGCAACTCAGCGGTCTTGCCGCCTTCCATCGCGGCATCTGCTAGGGAGATGATGATCGACACGGCTGTTGCCATTTGGGTGGGCGTAACTTGGAGAGGCTTGCTCATGTGTTTTCTTCCATCGGCTTGAACACGATCTTCCGGCACTTAGGACACCACGATCCGCCATCCCTGACAACCTCTCCGCAGTACCTAAAGTCAGGGCTGCGCGGATCGCCGACCGGATAGACGCATTGCTTCCACCAGGGCTGCGGCTCAACAGGGTCCGGTTCGATCACGGCCAGGACTTTGCCCTGCGCGACAGCCCGCTTGCCCAGGCGCATTCTGTGCGCTTGGCCGAGGACTGCATTTTTGGTGCGCGGCCTGTCTGGTAGTGTCCGACCGATCTCGCGCGCTGAGATGGGGCATCGCCATTGAGCGACAAGGTAGGCCCTGTCGGCCTCGCTCCATGAATCATAAACTTGTGGCATCATCAGGCTCCATCCGTGCTTAGTCACTGTGCAGGCTCATGAGTGCGACAGGGCCGTCGCGCTTCAGCAGCCGCATCAGCATGGCGAGTTGAGGCGTTGCCACACGCTCGCCGCTTTCATATCGCTGCACCTGCCGACCGCTACTTACCCGCAGCAAAATGGCGAGGTTTGCGTGCGACAGTCCGTGCTGCTCGCGGATGGACTTAAATTCGTTTGCTTGCATGGCGGTCTCCTAGAGTACGATAATGAAAACGGCGATTGCGCCCAGGAACAGCACGGTGGAGACGATGCGGAGGGCAATCATCATAGCCGCCTCACCATCGCCAGCAGCCCGCCCTGGTGGGCGCTCTCTGCCTCGGCTCCCTCGTGGCAGGGCTCGCAAAGACCGTCGGTGATGTCCTCATCCAGATTGGTGCAGCGGCACCGCTCGCAGTGGTGCAAGGCCTCGCGGTCGTATGCCCAGCCGTTCGGCCCTATGACCAGCAGGGCGGCGATCTCAGGGTCATAGTAATCCTTGAGCCATCGGAGCAACTCGGCGGCGGTTTTCGCTATGGGGGTCGGCATGGTGGGTCTCCTGTGGGTTAAATGCGGAACTCTTCGGCGTATTTTGCCTCGTGCCGGCGCTCATATTCGGCCAGGAATTCTGCGGCGTCGCTGGCGGCAGCAAAGTTCGAGTGGATATCCTCGCGGATGGCGTCGTCCATCAGCGGCGCGGCTTGGTCCAGAGCGTACTCGGCTTCGGTGCAGGCGATGCCGTCGATCTCGTCCCAGGTGATCGCGCCGCCCTCGTTTTGGACCTGGAGTGCGAGCGCTTCCGTGCAGCGCTGCACCTCAAGGACGCCCCTCAGGTCGGGGCAGTTCCGGCTGGCGTCTGACGTGGCGGCGATCAGGCTTTTGCCGGTGCCGTAGATGTTGAGGCCGTCGTGTGCGATGTATTGCTTGGTCATGGTGCGTTTCCTTGGTTGGTTGGGGCTGGGCGGCTGCCCTCTTCCGTGTTGGTAGATACTTTATACGCCCGCCCAGGATGCTTTGCAACACATTAAATGCCTATTGGGCAGATTTATTTCATAAAGGTGCGCGATTGGGCAAAGGCTGTGATTTTGTTCCTCGCGTCCTCCATGCCTGCGCCGACTATGACCTCGTGTCCGCAGGCCGCGGTGAGGTATTCGATTCTCTCGACTTGGGCGGGTGACAGCCGCCCGTTCTTGGCTCTTTTCATTTCCACCCACAACAGCCATTCCGGCACGAACAAATCAGGAATGCCGGGAACGACACCCTCAACTTTTAGTCGACTGGCTGTGGCCAGGGTTCGTTGGCCGCCGTTAGGAATTGCGAATATCAGCACTCGCGAATAGGTTTGCCGGAACCACTGCACTAGTTCCCGCTGCTCGACGTGCTCTGTCCGCATCCCAAATCCTTTCGGTCACTTTGAAAAACTTGCCGTCCCTGTTGTATCGCACCAAGGTCGGCGGCTGGCCCTGGTTCATCGCCTCGGCGATCTCGGCCAGTTTAGATACGTCGTCGGTAGGCTGAACGCCGGCCTTCACCGCAATCGTGCCCAAGGTCCGCAGGGCCTTTTGCCCAGCCCATCCCTCATATCCGACCGTCAGATACTCGGTGACTGGCTCATCAAGAATCCCGCCGTAATAGCGGACGGTCAACATCTCGCGCCCACTGGTGCGGCTGGTGTGGACCCGCCACATCCATTCCGACACATCCAGTTCCGGCCCGTCGATGCCCATAATGTCCAGGTTGTGCAGCACCATCGGCGACTTTGCGACCTCTGGGAACGGCGCGCCGCAGGCGCTGCATTCCCTGGCTGCAATCGGGTTGAGTTCGTCGCAAACCTCGCACGCCTTCACCGGGGCATCCACCGGGGCTCCGCCGTTTTTCTCTTTCTTGGGCTTGTGTATATCCACCGCCGTGATCGGGCCGTGGGTAGCGACGACCCCGGCAAAGTCCAAGGCCAAGCAATCCTCCGCATAACTTTTGACGCGCATCCCGCGGCCTGCCATCTGGACGTACAGACCGGGCGAGAGCGTCGGGCGCAAGAATGCAATCAGGTCGAGATCGGGATGGTCAAAACCGGTGGTTAGCACATTGGCGTTTGTCAGTGCCTGGATTTCGCCGGCTCGGAAGCTGTCTAAAATGCGCTCGCGTTCGGCGGACGGCGTTGAGCCCAGCACGCACTCTGCGGTGATGTTGCGGTCGCGCAAAATGTCCCGCACGTTTTCGGCGTGGTCTACGCCAGTGCAGAAAAACAGCCAAGACCTGCGGTCGGAACCGCGCTGGATCACCTCATCAACCGCGCCCGCGCTGTCAAACTGGTTCAGCGCCTTTTGTAGCTCGGCCTCGATAAACTCACCGCCGCGCCGATGAACGCCGGAAGTGTCCACGCGGTGTTCTGTCTGCTTGGATCGCAGCGGCGCGAGGAAGCCCTTGTGTATCAGTTCCTCGATTGTCACTGGCGACAGGATAGAGTCAAACAGCGCGTCGCCGTCCGTGATAAGGCCATGGCCCAGGCGGTAAGGCGTTGCAGTCAAGCCGACCACGCGCAGCGTCGGGTTGATAGCCGTCAACGCCTTGATCAGCGTGCGGTAGCCGCCCTCTTGCTTGTGGCTGACAAGATGGCACTCATCGATGACAACCAGATCGACGTGGCCTATCTCATCCGCCCGCTTCCGCACCGATTGGATGCCAGCAAACGTGATCGGCTCGGCTAGTTGCTTGCGTTTTAACCCGGCGGAATAAATCCCAAGCGGAGCATTCGGCCAGTGCTGAAGCATCTTTTCTGCGTTCTGCTCGATCAGTTCGCGGACGTGAGTTAGCATCAAGATGCGGGTTTTTGGCCAGCTTTGCAAAGCGTCTTTGCAGAGCGCCGCAACGATGTGGCTCTTGCCAGAGCCGGTAGGCAGTTCCAGGCAGGGGTGGCCGTCGTGCGCGCGGAACCAATCGTAAAGCTGTTCGATTGCCCGCTGCTGATAGTCTCGCAGTTTCATTTCGCGCGTACCTCTTTCACCGTCGCGCCTGGGAATGCCCGCCGGACCTCGCCTACCTCTTGCCTGACGCAGTCCTCGCCGCCGGCAATAAGTTCCTTGCTGGCAAACGTAAAGGCGTCAGCTTCGCCGTTGCGGACATCAACGCCGTCGATTTCATAGACAGCCTCGTGCGGGTTGGCACTGTCTTTGATCGGCCACGGCACCAGATCGGGATGGAGGACGTGAGCATGGCAGCCGGTGCGCTGATGCTCCGGCTCCACGTGGTCAACATCCCACCGCGCGCAGCCCCACTTGCCGTCGTCTGTCGGCGTAGAGTGGGCGCAGGTCCGGCAGTTGACCTCCTGGGTCAGCCGACGCTCGTGGCAAAAGCTGTGAGCCGCGCAGAATTTGCACTTCCACCATGTGGGATCGGTGCTGATAGGATCGGGGATACGCTCGGCGGTGGCTATGCGCCGCCCACGGTCCAGCAGAGATTCTGCCGCGTCTTTGTCATAGCGGACACGCTCGGTGTAGATGCGGTCGTCGTTCT